TTAAACGATGGGTCTGGCAGGCCAGTCAATATCCGGCGCATCAGAAGGATTTACGCGGTGGAGCAACACGCGATATCTTCGCCAGGCCGCCAGGTCAGCAATTTCGGTTTCGGTCGCTATCCCGAGTTCAACCGCATCCTGAAGTGGCGCAATTCTCTCGGCCGCATACGTCAGCATACTGTTTTTCTGATTACTTGCTTCAGATATGATAAACGCATTTTTTGCCTCTTTATCATCAACCCATTTTTGTCCGTTCCATTTCTTAAAATCTCCAGACGGACTCAGAGCCGTAGTATTTTCTGGCAGGTCGCCTAACTCAGAAATAAAAACAGCATCTCCCGTATCCGTGTTATACACAGTCATCCCTCGGTGATCCTGAATTAATGACCATTTATTTTTATCCTCATCAAAAACTGCAACATATCCATCAGTAGCCTGCGGTGGCTCAATGTCAGTACAGTATGCAGGTAATCCTGTGTGTGGCGGAATATACGCATCGCTTGCGCCAATATATTCAAATGAATGCGAACTGTAGTTGTACACAGTAATTGTCCGAGCCACTTCAGTCATTTTAAACGTCATTATGCGAGCCTCACGATATAATTAAATGCGATGTTTTTTACTGTGTTCTCTGTATTCCCGGATGCATTAATACTCAATGTATGCGAGTGAGCACCTAATGCAAGAGTATGTGTATGAGCTCCCACCGCAAGGGTATGCGTATGCGAGCCGATGGCAACGGTATGCGCATGATTACCGCTGGATGCGGTAGATGTATCTTGCGATTTTGGATTTAGCACAACTTTATAATTATTCCCACCCGACCCGGAGCCACCGTTATTCCCGTCAATGGAAAATCTTGAATATGTATGCGTATGCGCGCCAGTAGTGTTGGTCGTTTTTGTACCATAATCAAACGCAGAAGTGGTTTTTTTGCCGTAGTCAAAAGATGATGTGCTTTTGGTTCCGAGATCAGTGGATGCGACCGTTCCTGTATGGGTGTGTGATTTGATACCATCAGACTCGGCACTTAACACCTGGCGACCACTTGCGGGCTTCCCTTTTATTGTCTGGCCCCGCATGTCGGGGATAATTCCATTCGGGTATGCAAGGGCAAGCTTCGGATATTGCGCTCTGTTAAACGTCTGTCCCTGCATCAGGGCATATCCTGCTGGCAACGTGTCGGATGGCCAAGGAACTGGTACGCCAACAGGCAGCAGGGTATCTGTGGGCTCGGTATAGGTGCGCAAATTCACCCAGCCGCCGCCTGAGACGTTCGGGTTAGACTCATTATTGTCCTGAGTGTTGATATAAATGCTGTCTCCGTCATCACTGATTAATAACGCTCCTGCGGGGTATCCACCGATAGCCGAGGAGAAATCCCCATCATAGGTATTCAGAGCTCCCGCACTGTTCCAGCGGCACAGCGCTGACAGTTCATACAAAATCTGGTTCATGTCCCGGCCTTTTGGTGGAAGCCCACCTGCGGCCTTCGGGATCATCGTGATAGGTGGAAATCCCAGCTCGTATGAAGCAGCATTATCCCCTGGCTGAGCGACGGGTAAAAGCGATTCACGCTGGCCGTTTTCGCCAAACGGAACCGGCTGTTTCGTTGGTGCATCAGTTCTTTTCATGGTCAGTCTCTGCAAAAAGTACCGTCATTAAAAGGGTAAGCATCCGGCGTAAAGCCAAAAAATGGAGTAACAATCTGATGTACCTTAACCATCACCCCGCCTGGTACCGGAATAACGTCATAATTGGTCAAAATGTTTTTTTCATAAGGAGCAAGCTCAAATTCAAAAATAAGTCCCAGCGTCATGTCCCGATAATTTGAGCAATATGCCCTTCCCCGTCGATAAAAAAGCATTTTAAGGAAAACGTTAATTTCAGGAATAGTAGCAACGCTCAGATTAGAAAAAGCCTTGCAGAGAATTAGCGTTCTGTAAGCATCATCACCCAGGCGCACATTTGTGGTTTCCTGAATGCCGCTGAAAAATGGCGCATCGTCGAATGGTAGTGGGTAGTCTGGATTGGCTCCATTAGCCTCACCAAATCCGAACGATTCATTTTCTGTCGGGGCAATAACGTAGCGACTGACGCCCACAATTTTCCCCCACATATCAAGTCCAAATGGCCCACAGGTGGTTAAATCCCACACATCTGAGATAAATTCCTCGGTAAATTCATCAATACAGACAGCCTGACAGAATGTGTCAATAACTGATAAAAGATTTTTGCTCGCAGAATATTGCGTGAGTACTGTATCTTTCCACATTCATTCACCTCATATCAGAGAAACGCTGATATCTGCGTCCTGAATAGTAGGCACCTGGTCAATTCCGGGCGTTACCGCCTGGCTGAACGTTGAGCCATCCAGCGAAATCTCCAGCGACAATATACCGACCGTATCCGGAGAGATGGAAATAACCGGCGCATAATATTTCCCGGCGTTAATTGTTGCCCCTATTCTGGCCTTGCCGATCCCCTCATATCCGCCATTAAAAACCTGCGCAATAGTTTTATGCACCTGCACGGCAATGTCGCTGGGAGGATTGAGTGATTTATCGATACTCACTCTGAAATAAACACGCGTGGGCGTCGCTTTCTGCCACTGCATATCGTAGGAAGGGTAAGGCGGCTGATAATTTGTGCTGTCATAAACAGTGTAACTGGTGTTACCGTTCATGTTTGCCCCGGGGTTATACGTCCGGAAGATGGCTTCTGCAACATCCGCATCCTCGCCACCATAGACGCAGGCATAAACGGAATGCGGCAGCACCGGAAAATTTGTTGTACCCACCGTTACCGTCTCACCGGTACGGTTCGACCAGACATAAGCATCCAGCACCCCGTCCGTCTCCAGCAATGCGGCCAGCATGGAGCCATCCTGATTACGGCTGTTTCGTGCGACAGACTTTCGGCGGCGGGTTTCAAACGCTATGCGCGATTCGACATCCACGCCGACAACACCCGGACTGGCGTTACTGACCGCATCCCAGCCTGGCACTGCGCGGTAAATCTGGTTTAAGGTACCTGCGGCGCACGGAATGGGGCCGGTTGTCTGGTTAACGAACTGGACATCAACCGAACCTGATGCGGGGATTACCGCATCATCAATCGACTGGTAGATATAACCAGCCTCATCACTCGCTGTGCTGCCCGCCGGAATGAGGGTGCCCACTTTGCCAATGCAGGTCGCAGTCACAACCGTTCCCTGCGCGGAAATGCGATCCATAAAGTAGATTCGCCCGATGCCATCCTGCATTCGCCCGGTTGAAAAGTCGGGGTTAATCTGGTTAAACAGGCACAGCAGCTTGTCGTAAACCTGCGCAATAATCTCGGTGTCAGACTGCGCAATCTGCCCCTGCGGCGAACTTAAAGACTGACTGGCCCCGCCGCCGAGTGCCGCGCTCATGTCAGTAAGCCGCCCCGACAGCACATCAGCGATATCGGGCACTGACAACCCGTTTTCCGTCACCATTACGTCCGGCACGGCCGTTTTAATCGTCGTCACAGTGTCACCCCTGCTGTATTCCCGTTCCTGTCAGTGACGCGAACAGTGCCGCGTATCCTGCGGGTGTTTTTATCGAAAAATACGGAGGCGAGCGCCTTTTCCACCACCGGCAGCCTCCGCGCTTCATCCTGCATTTTCTGCGCGATAAAGCCGGGTGATGGTCGCCTGCCAAGCACATCCATCTTCCATGGGATGCCGAGAGTGTTGTCGTACCAGCACTCCCCGGAGAACACCAGGCAGGCGCTCGCGACGTCCTGTGCAACCGCCAGGGAATCAGCAGCAACGGCAATATTGCCGTTCCCGTCCAGTGTTAAATCCCACGTTGACGGGTCAAGCTGCATGGTTTTGTAGGTCATGTCGGTTTGTCCGTCGGTTCAGAGTTAATCGTTGAATTCCCGCTCTGCACACCACGAACCGGGTGGGCGTGGGAGTCGTAGTTATCGCGGAGCGCCTTAAGCGTGCTGCTCTGCTGCCCGGCGTTATCAATGATATCGCCGCTCACTTTCAGAAGCGGGGTGTTGATATTCATGCCGTCGGGTGCATTGATATTTGCTGATGAGCAGTTGATATTCACCGGGTTCGGCGTGGTGATATTTATCGCCCCGTCAGCAAACTCGATAAACTGCGTTGGTTGCGCGTTAAGCACGCCGCCGAGGTAAATGGCATCAGATTTACTGTGGCGACGTCGGCTACCGGGAATCGACGCCTTAAGGTTTGCGCGGACCAGCGACGTGTCACGGTCACACACCGCAATCAGGCCGATATCCCCCGCAACAGGGTTCATGATAACGGCGCTGTCTCCGCGCTGTAGTCGCCAGACGGGAAGGTCATATAACGTGGAGTTGGGGATCATCGCCCCGCTCCGGTCTGTACGCGTCAGCAGCGGCAACACGTCGACAACCAGGTCAGGCGCCTCACCCCGTACCGCTACCACCTTCGCCAGCTCAATAAAGAAACAGCCGGACAGGAGCATTTCAAATGTGTACTCCAGCGACTGCGCCTCGCTGGTCTGGGCTCCGGTCGGGGTATACAGATTACGATCCATGCTTCTGTGCCTCCGCCTGTTGTGCCTTTCGATGCGCAGCCCTCTCCTCCGGCGTCCTGTACGCGACGCAGACAGAATGCCATGAGCCACCCGGCACCCACGATGACAGCTCATGCCGGACGGAGGTCAGTTCATACGTGCCGTCTGCGTGCGGGAGGCCGGTTTTAATCTCGATATAGCGCCCAATCACCAACAGCGATGAGTACTGCGTCTGGAACATCAGTCCGCCGTTTGAAAACACCGGATACCCAATCAGCCCGTAATCCTTCGAGATAAGCGGCACCACGGCGTCGCGTTTTTCCGACGACGGCCAGAACTCAATTTTATCGGGCGGGGAAACGGACATCGCGATGCTGTAATCGGCGCAAATCCGATAAAGCTGGTCGAATACGCTGCCCGAAAAATGCGGACTTCCCGATGTTGTCATGCCGCCCAGGCCGTTGAATACCGCGTTATATCCCGCACTGGTACAAATCGCGCTGAGAACGTCTTCAATACGCTGCGGGCCACTGGCCGAGAACGGGCTGGCAATCCTGTTCTGTAACTCAACCGTTGCAGAGGCGGTTATCGTCAGGTGGGTTTCTGGTGCGGCCCCCATATCAGCTATGGATGAGGTCATCACCCCGGCGAAAACCTGCACATCGTCAGCGAAGATTTCAACATCCATGCTCTGCCCTTCAGGCCTGGAAACAATGCCATCTGCCCGACCGGACAAATTAGCCAGGAGTTCCAGCCCCAGCCCGTAGAGCGATATTTCTGCGGTAGCCGCTCCCCGCCCCACTACGGAATTCAGTGACGCCGTGGCCTTGATGTTGCTGATGGAGATCCGGTTGTTACCCCTGGCGTCAAAGGCTGACGCTTTGTTGATAAAATCAAACCGGAGGCTGTGCTGTTTATACAAGGTCGCTCTCCTCCAGGTAGTACAGTACGAAACGACGCCCCAGACCGTCCCACGACGGATCTGCCTGCCCCTCGTTATCAATGAACACCAGGTCACCACGAAATCCGAGATACCCGTACCGGACAATTCTGTTGCCGAACAGGCAGGGGACGCCCTGAACAACAGGTACGCCGTTTACCCTGAGATCCGCGTAAAGAAAACTGCGGCGCTGGATTAACCTGATTTCGCATTGCTGACCTGCCAAATCCACGGCAATGACCTGCGATTTTTTAGGAAGGATAGAGACGGTAATCATGTGGTGTTCCTGGAAATGTTTTTCGCCATGTCCGCAGCTTTCTGCGCAGCGCTGTCAGCGATATCCCGTGCCGGTTTTGAGACGGTATCAAGTGCACTCTGAAAGCTGGTTTTTATCGTCTTACCTACATTGCCAGCCACGTCACCCAGAGCCGATTTCAGAGAATCCCAGGACTTGCTCAGCTCATCGACGGTTGATGGCGTGCCTCCTCCTTTTGTTGCAGGAGCCCCAAGCCCCGTTTGCCCGTTTGATTTCGCGTCATCGGTCGGTTTCTCTCTCGACTGCGCGCCTGACAGGGTGACCTCCATCTGCTGTATCACTTCCTGAAAATCCAGATAGACCGTCAACAGTGTTACGCCTTTTTGTGAGTTCACCTCGTAGTAGTGATCCACCAGGTCGAAGCTGCGCAGCGTCTCTTTTGGCGTCTCGATGTCATAGGTGTTTGCCGAGGCGAGCATCGTTTTTATGGTGTCCAGCGCCGCGCTCTGGCTGGTAAACGTGAGATCAAAAATATTGGGGATGTTGCCGGAAAAACCCGTCAGGCCGTTGATGAGAATGGTGCACCGCACCCGCGCAGGCTCCCGCACCTTATTAATGGCCTGATATTGCCCCTCCTCAACCGGAGCCGTTGTAATCTGCGCCCGCCCGTTCGGCTGTATTGATGCCATCCCGCTAAACTCAAGCGCTATCTCGTGAGTCTTGCTGTCGCGGATCACGTACTGAGGATGCAGGACACTGTCGATTATCGAGAGTGGCGAGCCCCCGCCGATGGCGTTGAAGATTTCGGCTGTATTAACGTCGATTATGTTGCTCATGCGATTACCAATAAAAAACCCGCCGAAGCGGGTACTGATGACGGCTTAGATTTTTTGATAAGATCAGTATGCGATATATTCTGCGTACTTATTAGTTTTACAGACTGGCTTACTTAGAGAGCCAACCCTTCTATTTTTTCATCCAGATTATATAAATCTGTATGGTGCAACAACAGCACGCCTTGTGACTTCGCCAAAGAGCGCGCAGCAGGTGTATAAGTAGAGTTAGTAACTACAGCACACGCATCAGCATGATAGTACACCTTACCCGATGTAACTTCCTGCACAGCTTTATTTCCTACCGGGTTCGAATATTTTTTACACTGAATGGCAATGGTGAAATTATCCTTTTCCGCTATTACATCCACTCCTTGATCGCCTGACAACTTAGTCACCCTCGCCTTCCAACCACAGGATTCAAGTATATCCGCGCATAGTATCTCATATTCCGCAGGGGTTATATTATCATCGTAGTTGAGATGTTGTATTGCCTTATTTTCACCCACATACTCGTCCACAATGGCATCTATATAATTGCTGTATCCCGATAACGTCAAACCATAATAATACCTGCTGGTGACAGGATGATAGTCGAGTTTTTTTAAAAATCGCCCCTTTTCCTTCTCCCATGGTTCGTTATTTGTATAACCATAATCATCTTTTACAATGAGTTGTTTTTTCTTTCGTGCCAAAACATGCACATGAGGCATTATGCTGTTCTTGAAACATAAAAAGTCTTTTTCGATCGACTGCGCCTTAATTTTATCACGCCAAGAATCGAACAGTGTTTTTAACAGTAACACAACAATTAAGGCTACAATTATAACAAGTGCGAATTTGGCAACCACATCTCCATTGAGACTTTGTACCCAATTGCTTATCCAGTTGTACCCCGCAACTATCAAAACAATCATAATAATAAAACCGTCGCCCTTTTTGCTACGACGCCCCATAATGCGCTCTCTCCCTTTCAATATCCGTTGCATGCCTATCAAAAACTATGCAGAGGTGCTATGAATTCAAAAGAGAAGAATGTATTCCAAGCCTCTATTTGCAGTCAACCTGTATGTATATACATTGGTTGACGCTTTTTCCTTGTAAAGTCATACTGCATCGACAATATTTTTCAAAATGTTTGAGGTAAAAATGAAAAGGTGGATTTGTTTAGTAGCATTGTTAATTCCCTTTATCACCAATGCTGAATATCAGGAGGTTATTGATAGTCGCGTAACCGTACCGGGCGGTAAAGAAGTTTACTTTGTGGCAGTACCCTCTCATTTTAAAGACAGTGAGAATGACAGCGTCATTTACCACTCCGTCATATATCACGAAGACCTTTCCTCATTTACAAAAAGCATTTTACTTAACCCCAAAGTAGATCCGGATCCCAAAAAAACATTGGTGGGGTTCAGCAGTTTAAAACTATCACCTGACGCAAAAACCTTATATTTCGAATCAGCGGCATGGGCAACCTCTTCAGCGATTCATGCAATGAATTTAAAAAATAAAGAAATAAAATACATTACAGACGGTAGTTTAACTTGCGTTGTGGGAGCAGGTGAGTATCAGGGACACTTGATAGTAAGTAGGCATCAATATTTTGTTCAAGGGGGATCATATGATGATTACTGGCTGTATTCTCCGAGCGGGAAAAAGATCGGTCGTGTAGCTAGTGAAAATGCAACAAAGGTTGATCTGTTGAAGCTATGTACCTCTCTCTCTTAATTAAATCAAAGGTTCGTAGGCCGACATTTCTTCCACTTTTTTGTACGTTCTGTTTGGTTTTTCATTGTAGGAGAGAGCTCTCCTACAATGAGGATTCAACGCACGCCGCTCGAAAACGCCTGGTTAGTTGTAGCGCGCCGAACCTGATCGTTCACGCTTTGGGTAAGCGCGTCCACCGACTGAGGGTTACTTTGCACGACTACCGTTCCGATATGCGTGCTGTTACTCTGGCTGTTATTCACGTTTGACGCCATTCCGGCGGGTTTATCAGCCAGAGCCTGTTGGTATTGATAATATGCCATGGTGTCATCATCCTTTACGCCAAGTAACGTGCGTATTTTTTGCGTGTACTCCCGCGTTTCCTTAGGTAAGGTACTCCAATATTTTGACGATGGAGAGTTAAAGCCGGTTGGTGAAATGTATGTCAGATAGTGATCAACTTTTCCTATTCCCCAGTTATACGCCATCAGGGCATGGTTAACATTCCCCTTATAATGCTTCAGCAACCTGTGCAGATACTTTTTTGCCGCGGCACGTGCTTTTTGCTCGTCGAGACGCTCATCAACCTGATCGTCCACCCGAAGGCCAAGCTCAATCGCCGTGTCCTCCATAAACTGATATGGTCCGACAGCACCTTTCGGGCTGTAGAGATATTTGCCGTCAGCTGACTCAACTTTCCTGATAGCATCCAGTAAAGCCTCATCATCAACCGATTTGACCCCCTCCGCACCACCAGGAATATCAGGCTGAATATTATGACCAAATACCGTTCCCGACTTGCGCCCCAGATCGGTATCAATGCCGATGTAACGGGCAGCATCCCCCAGGTTTCGTTTTAAATAATCCCAGGAACCATGCGCGCTGACATCAATATTCTCCCGATCATTATAAAGATAGGTGCCGTAAGCAATCAGACCGGCAAGCCATGGGGGAACAATTCCGCCCGTTGCCCTGCTTCCCACATATGCCGCCGCGAGTATTTTCAGGGCATTCTCCGCCCCACCGACGGCTTCAGTAAAAGCCTTAACCTTATCCCCAGCGTTTTCAAAAAAGTCTTCGATTTTTCCGTGATTCTCACTAATCCACTTACTAAATGCCTTCATTCCATCAATGGCATCCTGCGAGAATGCCATAGCAAGATCCTGCTTCAGCCTGGAAAGTTCAGCATCAAGCTCACCAAGCGTTGCAACGACATTTTCCTGCTCTTTAACCTGCTGCGCAGTGATGTTCGACTTTTTCGTCTCAGAATCGACAAGCCGCTTAAGCTCACCAGATTTTATTTTGGCGGCATCAGACGGGTCGAAACCCGCCGAGGCCATCACCTGCATCAGGTTTTCCTGAGAGTGCGTCTTGCTGTACCGCGTAAACTCGGCAAGCGCCTTACTCGGATCCCCCAGATTATTGATGTTCAGACCCGTTCTGGCCCCGAGCGTCAGTAAGTTCTGCGACGCCCCGGTCAGGCCGCCCATAACGGTTGGGTCTGCGATGTTCGCCAGGGCCATCCGGGCATTGCCGGATGCCGCGATAAATGGGTCGGCGTTTAACCCGGCCTGCTTAAACCCTCGTTGCACACCAAACATCTTATTGACATCAGAACCGAAAAATTTCGCCTGCTGACTGGCCCTTACAATCTCGTTGGCCGTGGAGGTAAAAAGCTGCTTAATGCCATACAGCCCCGCCCCAATCCCGAGGAATCCCGCCGCGGCTGTATACACGTTGCGAAACGAAGTCGTGGCAGTTTTGGCGAATTTCTCCATCTCCCGCCGCTGTTTCTCCAGCTCTCTCTCACGCTCCTTTTCTGCACGCGCAAGCTCCCTGTTGAGTTTGCTGACCTCATCCTTAACCTTGCGCTTACCGTTCAGAAATTCATCGGCCTTTATGGTTACTTTGTAGGCCAGCTCGTTGATGATCATCGCTACTCCTGATGTTTCTGCCATACCCGCCGGTTAAACGCCTCCACCGAGATAATTTCCAGCAGGTTGTACATATCCCGTACAGACAGGCTGTTCTGCAACTCTGAGTACGAGGCCTTTCCTGAACAGATGATGGCGTTTATCGCCGGGGGGATGTTGACGGGGCTAACGAGTTTTGCCGGTAGAGTCTCCCCTTCCATGAAGGGGTACCTCACTCTCCGGCGATGGTTAAAAAATCGAAATTAATTTTAAACACCTCATCCATCAGGTTGCGGATAGTGGAAACCTCCTCAAAATCGATAGGTTTCACCTCACGCACCTGGCAGTTTCCTTCATGCGTGATAACGATCTGCACGGTAGACATCAGGCGCTCTTTGAGTTGCCGGGCCACCGCTGGCGGTGCAGAGGAGAGGACGTTGAGCCCGAGTGTCGCCAGGCCGGCACATCCCATGGCAATCACATCAGCAGGAATGCCAGAGAAATTCGCCTCCCCCATGGCGCGGAACAAATCCTGCGCCAGTTCTTCAGCATCCCACGCGGACATTTCGGTGATGATGAATTCTTTACCCTTGTCGCGGTTGTTCTCTTCAACCACAAACGGGATCTCTTTACGCGCCATCAGATTGCACTCCTTACTGCTGATTCAAAATGAAATACCGCCGGACGCGGTTGCAGGATGCGACGGCCAGGTGGTACAGGCGTCCAGCTATAAAGCACGCCGTTCACGAAGTTCCACTTCGCACCAAGCGCCGGAACGGCCAGCACGGCGTTACACTGAAACGCTGAAATCGCGGCACGTTCAGCCGCGTACCAGTCATCAATCAAGGAACCGGCCGTCGATGTGGGCATCAGGTTTATCGTGAATTCCGTCGGGTTAAAAATGAAACCCGCATGATATTTCCCGTCGGCTGACATCATGTCTTCTTTGTTCTGCAACGCCCCGGTTTCAAACATGTTGTCCGCGGCGTAGTCATCCACGTCAAACCCGCCGGGGTAATACGCCGGAACGATAATGCGCAGCTTTGAGTTGGCACTGGTGATATCGATAGGCATGTTGTCGTCCTTACAGAATTGCAGTTGAAGCCATCGAGATGGACTGAATAAGCTGCCCGTCCACGTAGTAGAAGATGACGCCTTTCAGGTCGCGCTCAATGCGTGCCGCACCATTCTGCGTCGGGATGAACAGGAACCATCCCTGAGAATAGAGCGTTGAGGAGATATCTTTCCCGGTCGTGTTGTTAACGATACGCACCAGGGCCTTATCCAACACCACACCGCGCTGAATGGCACCGAAGTTAAGTGCCTGCTCTGCTACATCAATGACAGCAGCGGATACGGCGCTGTAGCCTGTGGTATTGAACGGGTACGACTGGTTACTGGTGAACAGGTTTGCAAAAGCTCCGACCAGCCCGGCATTAATCCAGACCTGATTGATAAAACTGTCCAGCCACAAAAACTTACCGGTAATTGCGCCATCAGAAGCGTACTGAGCCATCGTCTTGTTCAGGCCGTATGCGCCATAAAAATTATATCCATTGGATTTCAGCGCCTTTGCGGTAGCCAGATCACTGACATTCGGCGCAAGGCCCGGGAACCCACGGAACTTGAACGAAACGCGACCATTCATCCGGGAAAAATCCACGGATGCGGCATAAGCAAGCGCTGTCACGCTATACAGGTAAGAGCCATACACCGGAAAAATGTTTTCATAGCCGTTTGCCACAACAACCTGTTGAACGAAACAGCTGGCATTGTTCGCCACAGTGGCTGCCTTCGAGTCATCGTGAACCACGTAGCCAAACCGGTTTTTGCTGCTACTGGCCCATGCGCATAATTCAGCTTTCTGTTCGTCAGCCAGCTCAACCAGGGAGTTAAACAATATCCAGTTCTGGTTCGTGTTGATGATGTTGTTCATCGTATCGGTCAGCGTCACCGCGGCGGAACCCGGCGACACGGTTGCGGCGGTATCCTTCGTCAGCGCAAGCCCGGTGGCCAGCGCCCCGGCAACGGCGAGAGACACTTCACTGTCAGCGCCATCTGTCACCGAGCGGATAATGAAGCGACTTGCCAGCGGCAGCCATTCGACCGAAACCTTGTCCGCGCCGATCCCCAGCTCCAGTTTTTCCGCAACATCAGAGAAGCTGGTCGCCTTTGACAGGTCAACCGATGAACTGGTGACAGATACACCATCAACAAACAGGGTAATAGTGCCTGCCGGGATAGCCTGAAGCGTGGCCAGCGTCACCCCTTTCAGGCTGCCGGACAGGAGATAACCGGCCACAGCTGAGTCCACCACGCGATACATCAGCAGCTCTCCGGGCGTGACGGATGCGTTTTCATAACCGTTAAAATACTGCTGCGCAGCGAGGAATTCTTTTGTGGTACTCCCCATCAGCGCAGAAACATCAGCGTCGGTGTAAAAAGACACTACCTGCCCAACGGGAATGAGTTCATTGTCGGTCAGCATCAGACCGTTAGCGTCGACCGCAGAGCCCGCGGGCGTAACAACGTTGGGGGTGATGCTGAAATCCGCAGATAAAGGGATTGTTTCCATGGTCAGTTATCCACCATTTCAGTTGAAATTTCTGCTTTGTCGAAATAATCCTGCGGCAGGGAGATGGTAATGTGTGCCTGCAGGGAGAGTGTGAGGACGTAGCGCTCCTCCCACTGCTCTTCGGCATTAATCATCGGAGCCTGGATGGCCGGAGACGAATAAAGCGGGGCGAGTCGGGCATCCAGGCTTTTAATTTTGTTCCAGGCGTAATCACTGGCAAACGTGGTTTCCACCGCGACGGCCCTGTCACCAGCGTTATCACCGTAGATATCCACCTGAATATCGACCTGCCTTACCTCGGTGTACCCCATCGTGCTGGTCGACGCGTCGCCGGTGTCACCGGGCACTTCCCTCGTCGTGGAAAGCCGCGAGAGGCGCAGCGGCGTAAGCACGCAGAATTTCCCCTTCGGCATGGGCACCCTGTTCGCCTGCGCCCGAGTGCAGGTACCGGCAACAGGCTCAAGGTAATCGGCCAGCACATCGATGATGTTATCAATCGTGAAGTCGTTCATTGCGCACCTGCAACACAACGATAAGTCGACACCAGTCTGGCCAGAGCTCCACCGGTTCGACGACAAGCCACTGCTCACCGTTGATGATGAAAATGTCGCCCCCCTTCTCCAGCTCACGCTGCACACTGAAATAGTTGCCGTTCACGTAAATGACTTTTGCCAGCCCCTGGATATTCAGGCCATCAACGTGCTGGATATCACCTCGACTGAGAGGCTGGAGCTGAACCGTAACCTTCTGGTCTGGCAAGTAGGAAGGAACTGGTTTTCTTCCCGGCCCGATGGTTTCCCCGGCGTATTTTTTCAGGATGGCCTGGACGTCCGGGTTGACGCGCTGAATAGCGCTATTCGCTATCTGTCGAAGATTCAATGTCACTCACCTCGTAATCCACGGAACGCTGCATATGCCCCGTCCAGATAAGCGGCTTACTGTGGTTGCCGCTAGCCCTTACACCGTTTCTGACGTCTTCCCGTGCTTTCAGAACATCAGCGAAGGTCATGCCGTCACGCATGGGGAACCGGTCGCGCAGCAACAGGGTAACCGGGCTTAACGGCGGTGACTCCAGCGAACCAATTGAGCGCTGAATGTCGTCCACGATGGTCATGCCGAGTACGTCCAGTACTGCATCGACATTCCCGCCATGCGCCTTCATTAGCGCCTCGCACCGCTCCGCCCACTCGTCAGACTTCTCAGCAATCGCATTGCGGAAGAACGGCCGCGGCGGGCTGCCGCTTCTCGGGTTGCCAAACTCGTTTGACGCAGCCACCATCGCTACGGAGGTGCCGTCCGGATAAGTGGCTCCACGAAGAAAACCAACCTTTAACTGCTTTGATGACAGTTGAAGCTCAACGTCATCCAGAAAGTTCATCACCTTATCCATCATCACCTCCGCCAGCCGTAACGCCGGTAGTAATGCGTGGGATACCCCGATGGAGACGAGCCAGGGTGGTAGCGAAACGTGCGGTATTTCGCTGTGGCGTTCCAGTACGCGGCACCGAACGGCGTCTGGAGATACCACCACGAGGCAGCACTTGTCGGCACATCTCCCGTCGACACCGACACGGAGCCTTCGGATGCACTGGCGACACGGCCCACCAGTCCGGATGCGCCTTTACCACCGGCACCGCCGTTAAGCTCTGCGAGATGCGCTACCAGCATATTCAGCAATACAGCCCGCTCAGCGATATCCTGAACGGGGCTGCAGTCGGTGTTATCGAGGAGGGTCGTTGCCTCGACGAAATACGCATTCAGCAGCGGGTCACATACCCTGCTGAACTGCGGGTAGCGCTCACAGAACGCCTCAATGTCAAAAGTAACGACCGCCATCATCAGCCCCTCGCCTTCATCGCCTCTTCGTCTTTCACCACACCGTCAACAGGTTTGTCCTGCGGCAGACCTTCCAGCCCCGTTTTCACTTTGGCGTTTTCTTTAGCCTTATCCCGTGCGCTGTTGGCTTTCGCCTGGGCAAAAACCAGCTCGTTTTTTACGTAAGGCTGATCTTTGTGAACAGCGAGCCATTTTTCAAAGGCGTCTTTATCGACGCCATCAGTCAGGCCATAGCCGCCAATCACATTAGATGTGTTAGCGCCATTTAGCGTGACCCTGTACCCCCCCTGCTCAACAATCAGACCATTGGGCAGTTTGCACCCGACAACGACAGTTTCCGCCATGACTTAAACCCCCAGCATGCTGGCAATCGCCAGCGGTTGACGAATGATAGCGCCCCAGGTGCCGCCGGATTTTTTCTGCTTCCAGCTTGACTCACCGACAACCACAGCATGAGCGCGCATCTTTTCAGTGAACGCTGCATAGGCGGTGTCCGTTTCACCGAGCTTTTCGGCAATGAGCTGCACCATTTCCCCGGACTCCGTGGAATACTCCACCGCAGTAACGACGCGGAGGTTAGGGAAGTTTTTCTTCAGCTGATCCGTCACGTTGACGTTGTACATATTGGTCTTGGTGAGGTTGACTTCTGACGTCGGCGACATGCACAGCTTCATCGCGGCATCACGCTCGATCAGGCCTTTGGTCTGTGCCACAAGTTGACCGAACAGCTTCACGATGTCGTCGTAAACCGCCTGACCATCTTTGCCGGACCACTTCACCTCACCGTCAGTATCGAGCGGGCTTGGCGTAATCGACGCAGGCAGCGACGGGTCATTCAGCAGCCCGAAATTTTGCAGCCCCTGAATGCCGTAGAAGTAAGACTTGTTCTGGAACTTGTTCAGCGTCAGCGCTGAAGCCACATTGAGCTCAGCCGCATAGCCGATACGCGCAGCGCCGTACATATCCAGCTCGCGCTCCCCCCAGCGGGTATGGGTCTGGTAGTGATACGACTGGCGTGGCACCCAGTTGACGTTCGCAGCCGTCATGCCATTGTTGTTGAAGTCACCGTAAGAACTGGTTTCACCCGTGCTTTCCACAATCGGGAATTGTGCGGTCAGCGTGGTCCAGTCGCCCTTTTTGACCTCGCCAATAATTTCTGCGGCTTTCATCGGGGTTACAAGAACACGGATAAGCTCCGGATCAACGTAGTTGGTGAAATATGCCGGGATGCCGGAGTTACCCGTGGTTACCATTGTCGGCTGGGCGTCCATCGCCAGTGCATAATTCTCTGCAAACTCTGGTTTCAGGTAATCTCTAGCACCCGGCAGGATGATGCCGTATCGACCGCTTGCGGCCGCGTAGTGTTGCTGAAACTTATTCATTAATGACTCCACGTACTGATTTTGACCAGCTCACCCGCATCGCAGGTGCTCCCGGCGAAAAACGGCGTTTCGACAGCCCCGGCGACGGTTGCGCCTGCTGCGCCGGTTTTGATGGTGCCGTCGGCCAGGACAGCAAAGATTTTTTGCCCGCGGGTGGCCGCGGTTGCGGTTCGCGCCCAGAAGTCACCCGCCACCATCAGGGTCACTTCACGGCCCGGCTGGATGAGCATGGACGCTGCGCCGAGCCAGTCCACAATGGACGCCTGCCCGTCACGGTGCACAAAACCTGCTGGCGCACCGGTGCCGGTATTGGAGGCCACGCCATCCGTCACCCATGCAAAGCGCGCGACGGTCAGACCGTCATTGCCCGCCACCAGCGCCCCCTCATCAGCAAGAAACGTCGCGTAGGGGTTGGTGCTCGCAAACCCCCCTTCGATACCGGGAGACGGGCATTGATTAATTGTTCTCTGGAAACCAGTCATATCAGAAACCTCGTTTCAGTTTGCCAGCGGTCGGATACATCTTCTCGAAGTCGCTGACCAATGCAGAATCCTGTGCAATAACAGGCCGCTTGTTCTCTTTCTGGCTGATAGCCATTTTCACAAGAGACGGGAACGCAGACGGATGCACGCCTTCGATATCCACGCCAGCCTGCTCAAGTGCAGTGCGATAGACATCTTCAGCAGAGTCCATGGCCACCACATCGCCAATCAGCGGGCGAACAGCCTGCTCTGCCTCACGAACGGCGCGGAAGTTTGCCGCCGCCTTTTTAGTGGCCGCCTCAGTGGCGAGTTTGATGGCAGCATCCATTGCGGGCTTATCCACTTTGTCTTTGTCGTCCTTCTCTTCTTTGTCGTCGCTGCCTTCGTCCATCGCAGCCGCCGGTGCCAGCGATTCGGCAATGCGGGCAATGATTTCTTCGGATACACCTGCATCACGCAGCAGCGAGAGAATGACCTCATTGTCACCATCAGCGGTAATTTCCACCCTTTCCTCCGGCTCCACGGCTTCCTCAGAGTCTCTGATGATTTCCACCAGCTCTTCCGGTTCAATTTCCATGTCTGCGGCGAGGCGGGGTTTGCAGAGTGCAGCCACAGCCTGAGCTATCGCGTTGGGCGATTTGTTGGCATTCAGGATGGCGGTGAGTTCTTTGGGCGCGGCATCCTGAGCCAGACGCGGCTTCAGGTACGCTCCCAGCGCGGCACGAATGGCGACGCCTTTGCGGTCTAACTTCATGTATTTAAGCTCCTGTGGGAGTGAATCCCCGACGACAACGTCGGGGCCTGCGCGGCCGTTTTCGACCAGGGCAACGTGGTTTCCGACGATATCGCGCATAACGCCATCGAATTCCTCGCCGTCTGGTGATTTGCCGGGGGTCATGTCGGCGACGTACTGATACGACGACGACAGTTCTTTCTGCTCTCCGGTTTCAATACCTGCGATGGCGGAGTTGTCCCAGATGGACAGGCCGTTGGTCAGGTATGTGCCGTCAAAGGCGGCGCTGGAGTGCGTTGAGCCCACGCGATATTCACGCGGCGGGTCGCCGGGAAAGTCGGGGGTGTGAATACAGAGAATCGGGATATTGTTGAAGGTGTCAGCGGCTTTCTTTAACTCTTCGGGATCGCGGTACAGCCGGTATATTTTGTCGGCCTCCAGCCCCAGCGCTTCCCAATTCGGAATCTCCCTGCCGTAATAGGGGCAGACGTTCGCCTTACTGATGTTGCTTATCTCAACCTGAAGCCTGCCAACGTCATCAAGTTTACGCACCGAGGCGCGGTCAAACGCCAGGTGCTCAGTTGCTGCTCTCATTGTGTTTCTCGGATTCCAGGCAATAAAAAAGGCCGCCCTGGCGACCTGTTCGTCTTTTACCACTTAACCTTTCTTCTTGAGGTCCAGAACCGGGCTCCACGTACAGCGACAGTTGATTTCCTCGCCTGGCATCACCCACTTGCCATCCAGCTTTATCCCCTTGCTGAGGTCAAATTCCTCCCCGTCAGCTTTCAGGTGTGACGGACGAGGATTTTTGCCAGCGTGAGAATGCCGCCAGATGCCCCTGGTGATGCCGAGTGACCGCTGACGCGCGGCCTGCATGACAGATGTGGCCTTATTGTTCTGGTCACGGGCGATGAGTGCTGCACGCCGCCGGGTGATGCCGTATCGCTTTTGCAATTCATCGGTCAGATAGCCGAGGTCACGCCCACGCGCCACCGACCGCATCACCAGCCCTTCCACTTCGGTGAAATACTTCTCCGGGATGGAGCGAATCAGTCCGACGTTCTCTGTGATGGTTGCCTGTAGCGCGTTATTCATTGGCGCGGTCATTTTGAATTCGACCGTGAATCCGGCGGTTTCCAGCGCGTTATGCAGCGACACATCAGCATTTTCCAGCACGTCGCCTGCAAATCGCGCCGCCAGTTTTTGCGCGATGCTGTCGAACAATTTTTCCCAGCGTCTTGCCAGATTTCGGACGGCATTACGCATCACTACTGCCGGAGAGGCATCCATCGCCACCGCAGCCCCGCTCGCCCTGTAATTTGCCGTCAGCCACCAGACAACGGACTTCTGCATCTGCTGTATCTGCCTGTCGAGCTGCCTGCGATACCACACCTCAATACCGGCATTAGGACGAATGGCTCTCAGCGTTTGCGGCGTCGACTTCCTCTTCCTGGAGGTCATCGTCTTCGTAGTCGTCTTCGATTTCGATGTCATCACTTAAGTCCAGTGCGTGATAGTGACTGTCGGGGTCATTGGCGATTTTCTCCCTGACTTCGTTATTTGTCAGGGCTCCAAGCGTGGCGTAAACCGCGTCAGTGTCGGCATCCATCTTGCGAATCTCTGCGCGCTCTTTCTCGCTCATCTCGTAAAGCGGCTCGAACTCGAAGTAGATGTCCGGGTCGATGTCGCCAAACTCAGAGAGCTGAATGATGTCCAGCACGCGCTTGAGGTTATCTTTGAAGATGGATTGCTGCAGGGCGTGAATGTAGTCGTAGAAGACGCGAATCTCGCCCTCAGATGAGGCGTTGAGGCCGCTAGGAGTAATGCCTGCGTATTTAACCAAAGGTTCGCTAGAAGGAACGCATAGCTGCTCAAATGCCTGAGCCTGAAGTGCATCAAGGCCACCCAATGGCGCGCTTATGAACTCTGCTTTCTCTGGCTGGGCTGGGTCGTTATCTACAGCAAAAGCGCCCCTGTTGTCTCTGCACTGGTTAAACATCTGAAGGCGGTTGATAAGAGATTCCGCGCCCCCACCTTGAAGCACCGTGCTCATGTTTGTTGAAAGCACAGGAATAGTGAAGGAATGAATCAGGTCGCTAATACTGTCTCTTGTTCTCAGCCAGTTATTGACGTATGGCTCTGCAATCTGCGTCAGACTTAGCCCACGGAAGTTATAAGCCGCCTTAAGCAGGTCAGGCACCTCGCGCGATACGAAGTCCAGCATTCGGCTTGCATTGACCGTCTTAGCCATTACAAACCATTCGGTTGGCTTGTAGAAGTCAGGACTCAATGGGTTGTCGGTGTTGTAGACGCCCGGATAAGTCCAGACCGGCTCAATGACCGTGAAGCCGTTCAGCGATCCCTTCGTGATCTTCTTGTCGGAGATAAACAGCTTCGACTGCAGCTCCACGGCATCTGTCCAGGCTGACGCCCCTTTTGCCGTCTTCACGTCGATGTAAATCTGCCCGCCACCGAAGTATCCGTCGTGCTCTGCAGCCTCTCGGAATTTCTCCTTAACGCGGAATTTCTCCATCGCTGCATAGAGTTGACGAACGCGCTCGGCCTTGTCGTCATCACCAACCGTCTTGAGCTTCACCCACTTGCGGGTCATCTCTTCGGCAATGGTGCCGACCATCTTGCGATATTCCGGCTTCTGCGCCAGCGTGGCGAGATACGGATAACCAGGGAAGCTGTCAGGGTAGCCGTAGGCATATCCCGCATAAGCGCCGTTGAGAGCGTCATACGGCGTTGAGTCCATGGCGAGAATGCCCTTCTCGATGCCCTCGGGGATAACGCCTTTTGGCGGCACGTACTGCGAGAACTCTCTCGGCGGCTTCGGTGTGATTGCAGCTACCGATTCAGCCCTAATTTTCATCTGCGCCTTTTCAGGCTCTTTCACCGGCTCAGGCGCGGCGACTTGTTTCTTTTTAAACGGCCACACTTAAATTCTCCTGAGTTGGCTCGGGTCGATAACCATCGGCTGGCGACCAGAAATAAGGTTGTCGTCAATGGCGTCCATCCAGGTGTCAAGAATGTCGTCGTTGTCGTGGCTGTCATCCGCCGAGAACGCTGCACATTCAGTCATTGCCGTCATCACCCACGAGGTATCACCAGCAACCGTACCGTTTGCGTAAAATGTGTGGGTAACCGGCGCACCGTTGCTGTCATGAGTGGCGGGAACGAACACCTTGCCCGTTTTAATCTGCGGGACAACATTCAGGCAGCGAACCAGTTTGTTCTGGCCCGTACCGCGGGGGATTTCTTTCACTGGAATATTTTTTCGCTTCCTGAGCGTGGTGATAAGGCCCTGTCCGGCCTGCTTCTCCTCAATAGCCATGTGACGCAGTGGCATAACGCGAAGCGATCCGCTGGCACTCCATTTTGTCCAGACTTCCTCGGCCTTCTTCAGCAGATCCTCCGGGTCCCAGCGGCCACGCACCACATCAATAATGTAGAGATTTCCGTCCACGCCCATTCCCACCAGCGTGAAAACGGTGTAATCGAGCCAGTCCTCTACCTTGCCGCTGTTGGTATCGACGTAAACGGCACGGTGAGTGAGTTCTGGTAATGTGGTATAGGTCTTGAACCAGTCGGTTTCGATGATCCCACCGGTAAGCGCCATGGGCTCCTGCTGATACTGCGAGAGAAACGTGTACCTGTCCCGATCCCATAAAGCGACCAGGTCATTCACGTCCTCCATCTGTGGCCAGTAAGACCAGTACCGCGTTCCGGATACCTCCACCGATTCGGTGTCTTTAACCGTTTCCCAGCACAACGAGCGCCACGGCTCATCCAGCGACGCAATGAATTTTTCGTCAATCAGCGCGGGGATTGCCACGTGATGGAAGTTGAGCCCCATTCCGCCAGACAGCATGAAGCCTGTGGCGTCGTCCGTGTGCAGGCGCTGTTGAATGCTCACAAATGGCGTAGGGTGTTCTTTCGACTTGTCTCCACGGCGAGAGCGGATGGTATTGACCAGCAGTGAGTTAGCACTGTTCCTCTTCGTCTCGCTAAGCATATCAACAGGCTTGTTGTAATCATCCAGCATCACTATGCCGGAGAAATCAGGCCCGTAATGCCCGCCGCGACCGCCGGTGATTTGCCCGTTACTGGAACGCGATACCGTCTGCCCGACAGAACGCCCCCGCTCATCTTTAATCTCCCACTCTTCTGCCTGATTAACACCGAATGTGCAGGGCCAGAATTCCTGATACTCCCGGCTGGCGATAATGTCTCGGGTGCGGCGTGAGTTTCGCTTAACCAGCGTGTCAGCAAAGGAAATGTTCAGGTTGCGGAAGCGCCTCAGTTTCCCTTCCTGTACCAGCGCGTTAACGTATGCCGGAAGATGGATTGAGAAAAATTCTGTTTTGGTGCCCCCTGGCGGAATATTAATAATGAGGTTCCGGGGCTCCAACCTTCCCGCAATCAGGTCATCAATTTTCGATGCCATCAGGCGGTGATGCCAGTTAACGAGAAGGCGATCTCCCTGAATAAGCTCAAACCAAAGCCGGGTGAAGTTGAGAAAAGATCGGGTGGACTTTGAACGAAGTACGACACGCTCAGGGAATGACAAATCATCCCATTCGATAATTTCGCTCATAGGATCAGTCCAGGTCTTTTATTTTGCTCTCCAGCATTTTTTGTGCGGCGGCGTAGTGATCAGGGGTGTAATTCATCACTTCCATAGCTCCTCCGTTTGGCCCGGAGTGCTCAAATTTATGCTTGTTGGTGTATGCGTCTCCGCATTCTTTCGCGGCCTGCTCGATTATTTCCGTAGCCAGAGCAATATTCCGCATTTTCTCTGCTTTGTTCATCATTCGGTCGAGCGCGCGAAGACGATACGCTTTGTTGGCGATCGGGATATCGGATATCTCGGTCTGAAAGCGCTCGCGGGCTTCGTGGAACAGAGCAACCCATTTCTGCGCCAGCGTCTTGCCACTAGCCTTTGTCGGGTCGTGAGATTCAACCTGCTGGCGGCTTATCGTAAGGCCGAAAGCTTCCTGGACAGACTCAACTACCCGTGACGGCGTGTCATAGCATGCGAGAGCCTGAACAATGAAGGCTTTCACCTCAGGTTTTAGTGCAGCCATAAATCACCACTCGTCATATTCAGTCCAATACTCAAGCCAGTTTCAGCATACATGTCCCGCACGCTCTGGCGATATCAAGATGCGCAACCTCAGCCGGTCTGTTTGCCGCATCAACCAATTTCTGAACGTCTTTACTGGCACCGTATCGACGTACAACACCAGTGAACTCTTCGACGTCATGCCCACGAAGCGTCAGCACCGGCTGCCCGGTCTCTTTATTGAACTTCGGCGCGCCAAATTCATCGGTGGCCTGGGTAATGTGGTACAGCTCATGTTCCACCAACGCGCAAAATTCAAGGTCATTACATTGTGCACAGTAATCAGCAGCAAGTGTGATGATGAACTTCGGAATGCAACCGAACCATTCATGCATCTGCTGTTCCATTCTGGCCTTCTGCCATCCACCAGCACGCATCATCACCCGCTCCGCCTGCCCCAAAACCGTGCGTCCTTTCTTCGTGAAGCCCTGCTGGGCCCACAGAAAAGCAATCTCCGCATGGGCTAAATGAGAGTGATCCGGGTTATGAATGTGACCAGATTCAGAAATGATATTCCGGTATATCCAGTCATTGACACCATCTGCCGGAATCAGACGATTGTATGGATGGAATGCCTCTATAAAGTTTTCTGCCGCACGGGGTCTTGAATCACTGGCTAACAACTCATTTCTTTCGGTGAGATTTGCCATTACGTTCCACTCCCGCAGCATTAATCACATGGTGTTCACCATTACCGGGCCCACTCAGTGAATGGACGCTGTAATGCGCCGTCTTTCCGGCTGTCCGCATGAGCCACCAGTGAGGATAAGGCGCGGAGCCAACTGATGCTCATGCTACGGGTGTTATTTGCCCCACCGCCCGCTGGGGTAATCGCTATTAACTGCCGCCGTTGCTCTTCCCCATTCGTCATTTGGGAAGTCCGGGTATGGTTATCTGAAGTTGACTGGCCAGTGCGTTAATTTCCGACAGCAGAGCCGGCTTCGTATATCGCCAACTTGCGAGACCGGACCCACAGTAACTTGCCATGTCTTTCTTCTGGTCAAACTCATGGCACTTCATGTTGAGCTGAGCGCTCAGGCTGTTGCGACGTTGAAGTTCGCCAGTAAAGAAATCATCCAGAACCGTATAGACTCCCACTTCGAATGCAGGGTCAATGTACGATGCGTACTTGTAGGCAATGAAACGGTTTGCAAAGGTTCCACCGCCATTACCACGGGTAGATTCTAAATGTATGCCGGGGCTACATTTGGCTAACTCATTGATAAATGCTTGCACGCCGTCAGCCTGGAGAAAGTTTGCCGGCCTGATGCTGTCGATTGCTCTTCCGCCAAGAAAGGCTGCGTCACCTTTATTAGCGCGGTCTCTTGCAACCTTCCAGATATCGGTAAGACATACCAGCCCGTCATCATTCACTCTTACTGGTTCATTGAATAACGTGATGCTTTTCATGGTCGATTACCTTTTAGAAAGTTGAGCCTGTTCGCACAGAAAAGCCGCCCCGAGATGGTCGCCACCATATACGGCAGTTCTCAGGCTCAGCTTTCTGAAAGACTCGGGAATGTTATGCGCTGCGACGCGCGTTTTACTGCGGACATAAAAAAGCCCCGCTTTATTGCGAGGCCATTGTTAACCATGTGATACTCTCTTTACCGTCTGGCTGATGCCGTATTTCGCTATGAATGCAGCCACCTTTGGAAAATCCGGCTCGCATCGCATCAGAATACAGAATTGCGTCAGCATCCTGATGTAGAGCGACACCCACCATCTGGTCTTAACCTCAACCGACAGCCCAAACATCTCTACTGCCTCTTTCTCAGCCATAAATCTCCGCACTCCACGCGCATTGTTGTAGCAACTGTTTATATATCAGGGTTTTGCCTTACATTACCCCTGGCTAAAGTAAGAGTTCAGCCCGCCAGTGGTGGGACACTGGCGAACATCAGCGCAGGGGGATGGCTGTTTACCTCTGATTAAGGAAAGGAAATTATGAACGGTATAGATCCATTTAAACCAGTCAGCAAACAGCTTGATGTTGTATTACCGCAACTAATAAAGCACAGCGAGCTTTTTGATAAAGTGTTGCCTTTTTATATTGCCGTTACAGCAAAATTATCAGGCAAAACAAGACAGGATGTTTTCGAATATAACATGCGTGCTTTAGAAACAATTTTTGGGTCTGAAAAAGCAGGGAAATCACCCAAGGAACTGGCTGAATCCGAGTTTGCCTATATAACAAACGCAAGAGCATCTGAAATTTTTGACAAATTGCCAGACGTCGAATAATTCCTAAGCGGCAGTAATGCCGCTTTATATTTTTTCAGCCAACTCCCTGAAAAACAGTTTAGCCTTCTCTACCGCTTTAGCTTCATAAGCGTCCAGCGTTTCGCCTTCCTGACGTTCGAGGTTAATGTGAAGATCAAGGATATGCCCATAAGCACGTTCTTTGTCCTGCAATGCTAATATTACCGATACCTTATCCTCAAGATTATGCGTTCCTTGTACAACCAACTCATAGTTTCCCATTATCTTATTCCTCATTACGAAAATTATTGAACCAGGCACTGCGTTCGGATGTAGTCCTGCATGCCCGATATGATTCTGCGTGCGTCGGCGATCCGATCGAGGAGGGTGTAATAATTCCATTGAGCGGAGCCAGTAAGTCGGGGGCTGGCTCCATCATCCATGCTGGAGGATTTACCCGCTGGCATGTCGGGTCTCAATAGATTTAATCTTCTGTTCCAGTTGTTCAATGCGATGCTCTAAAGTCATAGAAACCTCTCATCACTTATGACGTACCAGGCGTTCTTTCGTAGTTGACGCCCAACTTGATCTTATACGCGGCCTGCTCAGCGGTTACTCCCGAAGCTTTAATTTCCGAAGCTGAGTACAACAAGTTCATTTGGCGTAACGAAGCTTTTCACCCAGATGGAGGCGGGTGGCAAAACGCCCGCTTCTGAAACTACCACCCAGGGCGTGTCATCATCAGGCCGGGCCGGGCTGTCACAAATCGCCACTTTTCCGTATCGGGACTGAATAAAAACAGACTCCGAACCCGTGGTGATCTGCTGCCACTCATCCGTTAAGGTGATTTTTCTGGTCGCCATCGTACTTACTCACTTACTGTTCGGGAGAAATTTCCACTGGCCGCCACCCACGTCCTGCCTTCAACACCTGACTGAACCAGCTGACCACTGCCGGTAAGCATGAACGCAGATGGCAGAGCATCGCTGTTACCGGGCACCTTCAACAACACGTTGTTATTCGCAGGTTTCACCATTACCGGCGCACCGCTGTTCACAATGTCTATGGTGTTTCCTGCGCTTATCGCTGCATCAGGCAATATCACCCTCCCGCCTGTATGCTGTTCAGAAAAATACACATAGCCCGAAGTGTCTTCATCACTGATGGTCACGGTACCGTTATCACGGCATACATACATGGTGAATGAAGCGAACTCTGTCACGTAGGTTACACCTGTTGTGATGTCTGTAAGGGTTAACTGGTTCTCCTGGGTTACTGCCCGACTCCAGGTCATGTTAAAGGGCGTAAGGGCCGTACCGTCATAGTGCGGCGTAATGCTGATACTGTTCCCTCCCGGAAAATCAAAAATCAGCTCATGCCACTCATTATCAAACGGCCCCAGGTCACAGATTTTCTGTAAGGAACCGGTATGTCTGGACAGAATGATATTCCGGTTACTGTCAGTGGTCACGGTACAGGACACAACGAACGGAGCCGCCCCTGACAGGGT